TCTACAAAGGTTGTATATTATTCTTGTTTAAATTAGACAAAAAATGGAAAGAGAGAGACTTATCAAAAGAACAAGAAGAAAATCCTTGGTTATAAAAGAGAGTGGAAGAAGTACAGACTTCATTACACCTAGTTTTGGCCATGGATGTCTCTTCAATTGTACATACTGTTATATGAAAAGGAATAAGCAAGAAGGGTTAACCTTTGCTACAAATATAGATGAGATATTAGTAAAAGTAAACAAACATTGTCAGACAAACGGAGTAGAGAAGCCAAACCAAACACATCCTTATTATACTACATATGATATAGGATGTAATGAAGATCTTGCATTGCATTTAAAGTATTATGACTGGCATAAAATGTTTGACTTTTTTAAGAATCATCCAAAAGCAATGGCCTCATTTGCAACTAAGTATGTAAATGAAGATTTGCTAGAGTATAACCCAGAAGGAAAAGTAAGAATTAGATTTAGCTTAATGCCTCAAAAGTATTCTAGTATTCTAGAGCCAAAGACTACACCTATTGATCTTAGAATTAAGGCAATAGATAGATTTATAGCTGCAGGATATGATGTGCACATAAACTTTAGTCCTGTAATTGTAGTAGATGATTGGCTTATAGAATATGGAGAACTATTTAGACAAGTTCAAGGAATAGTAGAAAATAAGGACAAAGTTAAATGTGAAGTAATATTTCTTACTCATAATGAGAATAAGCATAAGTATAATTTAGATAAAAATCTACCAGGAGAAGATATGTTATGGAAACCTGAAATTCAGGAACCAAAGATCTCTCAGTATGGTGGAGATAATTTAAGGTACAGATATGATATAAAATCTGGATACATAAAAGAATGGAAGAAGCTACACGGACAAATTATTCCTTGGAATACAATTAGATATATCTTTTAAAACAAATTTTATGGGAGCAACAACTTTTCAATTAAAAGGAATTGGACAAAATGCTGAAGAAGCATATAAACAATTAGTAGATGAACATATAGAAGAATTTGGTTCAGATCCATATAATGGTACAATTAGTACAACTCTTGGTTTTATGGATTATACTGAAGATTTTAAAAAGAGTGGTAAAAAATTAGATAAGTATATACAGGAAATGTATGGTTCTATAGAGAAAAGAGAGTGTATTGCTGTATGTATAAGAGAACCAAAAGAAAATAATCAAAAGATAAAGAGTAAAGTTGAGCATATAGTTGAAAAGGGAAAAAAGAACTGGTTGTTGAGATATGTTGCATATGATACAAGTAGTGTTGAGATTATAGGTTCATTTGAAAAGAAAGGTGAAGCTGTAAAAGCTGCAAGAGAGTATACTGAAAAAACAAAGAAACGTACTTTTGTAGAGATGGAGAGAGTTTTAGAGAATTGTAATGGTATTGTAGCTCATATACATTATAAACCATCTAAATCTGAAAAATCTGGAGCATGGATTTTCTTTGGATGGGCAGCTGAATAATGTTGATTATTATCAACAAAAAGCTGTATAATGTGGCTTATAATCCACAAAACATAATATTTTGTAACTTTAATAACACATTATGAAAATAAATAAGAAAAGTAAATTTTATTTCCCAAAACCATTTAAAGAAAGAGTAATTAACTTCTTTCAGTCATTACTGTTTTGGAGAGGTAGAAAAAAAGGTATGATACATACCATGAATATTACATGGGATCATGTAAGAGCTGTATTCTTTCCTAAGAACTTCCATGAAAAGTATTATTATCTTGGATCTGTTCCCTGGAATGAAGATAGTGAGTTATTTCTAGCATTAGAACCATTAGTAATATTTTTAGACTACAAAGCTAAACCATGGTGGTGTCCAAGATGGGTACTCAGATTCTTACATCTGTTTGGTAACGACAATAGTATTGTAAGAGTAAGAAACAGAACTCTTGCCAATCTTAGTGATAAGTTAACTAGAGGAATTATGATGGTTGATTATAAAACTAAATGGGATTGGTATGATCTTAGAATTAGTATTTATGGTGATAAGCAAACGAACTGGTTAGCTGATGCTATAGAAAGTAAATTCTACAGAGACGGTAGAAAAGAAACTATACTAGAGCAATTGAAAAAGTTAAACCCGAAAGGAGATTATAGCTTTAAATCTTTAAAAGATCTAGAAGAAGAATTAGTAGAGTTACATGATCAATTAGAAAACAAACAAAAATCACAAAATGAAAGCAACTTATAATCTAGGTGCAGATAATGTACTAGTAAAATCAACAACAAGTGTAAGATTTAATGAGTATTTTACTCTTAGTACACCAGATGATGGTCCTATTGATTTAGTGGTTGAAATTACAGCAGACTTAGTTGATATTCCTGAAAAATATCATGAAGTAATGCTAAACATGTTAAGTTCAAAATATATAAATAAAGTGAGTTTTGGACATAATCCATTCTCAAAATGTAATCCTCCAAATCAGAAATCTAAATGGTGGCAGGTTTGGAAATTAAAAAGCATATTTTTATGAAGACATTAATAATACCAGATTTACATGGTAAAAGCAATTGGAAATTAATGATTTATCAAGAGCATCCTGATAGAGTAGTCTTCTTAGGAGACTACTTTGATTGCTATGGTGAGTTCTCTGCAGCTGAACAAATTCACAATTTTAAAGAGATTGTAGAATATAAAAATTCAGATAAAGCTGAAGTTATCATGCTAATTGGTAATCATGATCATCATTATTTTCCTGAAATAGGATATACTGGAACTTCTGGATATCAGAAAGGGGCAGTAAAATATGAACTAGAAAGATGCATAGATGAAAATAGAAAACACCTGCAGATGGCATATGAGTTTGATAACTTTTTATGTACTCATGCAGGTGTTAGTGAAATATTTATGGACCAAGTATTTGGTAAAGATGGTTGGAACATAGATGATATAGCTGGAGAATTAAATGAGTTATTTATACATAAACCACATGCTTTTACATTTAATGGTATAGATGGTTATGGTGATGATCCAGAACAAACTCCTATATGGATAAGACCGAGAAGCTTGATGAAAGCAAATAAAGATTCAGAGATTAAAAAGAAGTATATACAAATTGTAGGACATACAAAAGTATTAAGAATTGACTCTGGTAAATCTACAGGTGGTAGATATTACTTTGTTGATTCTTTAGATACTAATGCAGAATATTTAGTAATTGAAAACAAAGAAGTAACAATTAAAGAGTAAAAAATGAAACAAACTAAACCCAAAGACCACAAACTTGTAATTCAAACAATTATCTTCACAATTTTATGGATAGTGGCAGCTGCTACTATTTGTTACCTAGTAAAACTTTAGTATATGGAATATGTTTTATCATTTATAAGTGTATTTTTTGCAATTATGATTGCAGATATATGCTGGACATTTTATTTTATAAAAATAGAGGAAAGAAAATCTGTTGGTGCTGGATTATGGGGAGCAGGAGTATATGTATGTGGTGCTTTTGCAGTTATACATTATACAACTGATAAAACTATGTTAATCCCGGCTGTATTAGGTGCTTTTATAGGTACCTGGGCAACTATAGAGTATAAAAAAAGAAAAGAAAAATGAAAAAAAGATTTGCAACATTTATAGCATGGATACTTTACATGACAGGTGATCTTATATCGATTCCAATGGAATGTTTTAAAATGTCTTTTCTTTGGAAACCATACACACATATAATGAGAGCATCTTACAAAATTCAAATCTGGGGTGGTGCTGAAGAACCCTGGGAAAAAGCTTAGTTATGACAGTAAAAGAATTAATTAAACATCTATCTGAACTAGATCCTGAACTACCCGTATTTACTTATGGTTATGAAGGTGGCTACAATGATTTAGAAAAAGTTTTACAAGAAGATGAAATTGTTTTAAACGTACACGATGAATGGTATTATGGTAAACATGATTTACTTTCTTTTCTTACAAAAGGTTGGTTTTATGCATGCAAGATTAGGAGATGATATGCCGACAATTGATTACATGACAGATGAAGAAACATTAAAAATTATTAAAAATGAGTACGGAAAAAACATTTGAAGTAGGACAAAGATTCTCAGAAGAGTATCAAGGTTATACAGTTACAGGTTGGGGAATAGTAAATAAGACATGGGAAATACTATCAATAGATGAAGATGGTAAATATGACTGTAAAATGGTATGGGATGATACAGTTATGAAACAAAGAGATAATTATATAAAAAAGATGACTAAAGAAGATATAATAGGATTAACAAAAAGAAGATGGTAATATGCGTATGAATAGTGTAAAATTTACTAATGCAGTAGTAAACTGTTTAGTAGAAGTATATTATAATGCAATTCCAAAAGCTGATTTTATGAAGCTTATGGATGATGCAGAAATAGAACCAGATGGTAGAAAAAAGATACCATTTGATGATTATGTTATAGACGATAGTGTATTCAAAGATATTGTAGAAAAGCATATAAAACAATCAAAAATTCCTAAGTATTTAAGAGAAAGTTTCAGATTTTCTTTGTATCTTGGTCCTTCGCCAAGGTCAGTAAAAAATGAAAATATATGATAATAGGAATTAATGGTTATTCTGGATCCGGTAAGGATACAATTGGTAAGATTATACAATATCTTAAATGTTATAATAAAGGTGATATTAGCCTTGAAGAAATTCTGAAAGATTATAAACACCACGAGTGGTGGCTTGCAGAACAATCAGGATGGGAAATAATGAAGTTTGCAGGGAAGTTAAAAGAAATAGCTTCCCTGCTTACTGGTATTCCAATAGAAAAGTTTGAGGATCAAGAGTTTAAGAAGACTAATCTTGGTCCAGAATGGAGTATGCACGGAATGCCAATGACTTATAGAGAGTTATTACAAAAATTAGGAACAGATGCATTAAGAGATAATTTACATTATAATGTCTGGGTAAATGCTTTATTTGCAGATTATTCAGTTCACGAAGATTGGATTATTACAGATGTTAGATTTCCTAATGAAGCTAAAGCAATAAAAGATAGAGGTGGAAAAATTATTAGAGTTGATAGACCTTTCTATAAACCAATAAATAATCATCCATCTGAAGTCTCTCTTGATAATTGGGAGTTTGATTACAAGATTGGAAATGTTTCAGATTTAGTATCTCTATCTTTTACAATAGAAAACATTCTCAAAGATGAAAAGATTTTAACATGATTATTGCAAATGGAAAAGATTATAAAATAGGAATATTTGATATTGAGACACTAAAGTGTTTCTTTGATTATGGTCTATATGACCCAGATACAAAAGAATGGATAGAGTTTGAAATTAGTGAATACAAAAATGACCTTTATAAACTTGTAAGTTTTTATCTAGACAATAAGTTTGATTATCATGTAAGTTTTAATGGTATTGGATTTGACCATCAAGTATTACAGTTTATTCTTGTAAACTATAATGATTGGTATGATCTTACAAATCTGCAAATATGTGAGAAGATATATGGATTTGTACAACAACATATTGATAATCAAAAATACCAGATACCTCTTCCATATAAAGAGAGTGATTTTCCAGTAAAGGCAATTGACTTATTTAAGATACATCACTTTGACAATGAGGCCAGAAGAACTTCATTGAAATGGTGTGCATTTATGTTGAATCAGGATGTAGAGGAAATGCCAATAGGACATAATATTAGTTCTGTTACTCCTGAACAAATAGATATAATTAAGTCATATAGAAAAAATGACTGTTTAGTTACTGAAGCTTTACTTAATCTTACTATTGGTAATGTAGATCTTGAAGAACTTAAAGACTATAAAGGAAAGAATAAGATTCAAGATAGATTTGATGTAATGAAAGAAACTGGATTACAATGTTTAAACTGGAGCGATGTTAAGATCGGTGAAGAATGGAATAAACTAGAATATAAACTACAAGAAGGAATAGAGGATGATTCAGATTTATTTACAAAGAATATAAAACATCCTTATGGCCAGAAATTTAGTAAATTCTTTCCTCCAACAGTTCAGTTTAAGACAGATAAGCTAATAGAATTTCAAAATCAGTTGGGTAGTGAGTATGTAAAGAATATAAAACAAGAATTTCCAATAGTTATAGGTAAAACTACATATACTGTTGCAAAAGGTGGTTTACATTCTACAGAATCTCATAGAAAGATAGAGACTATAAGTGGTTGGATTACAAGAGATGCTGATGTTGGATCTCAATATCCAAACTTTATAGCTAAGAATGACATATATCCAAAGCATCTGAAGCCCACAATAATCAAACAATTTAAAGAGAAAATTACTAGAAGGATTGCACTTAAATCTAGAGCAAAGAAGGAAACTAATCCTACAATTGCAAGAGAGTGTATGTCTGTTCAGGAAATGTTAAAGCTTTGTTTAAATGGTGGTTATTATGGTAAATTAAATCAACAGGGATCATTTCTAGAGTATCCAGAAGGTATGCTTAGAGTAACTATTGGTTGTCAAATGGAGATTCTACTATTAATTGAGATGTTGGAATCTGCAGGTATAACTGTAATATCTGGAAATACTGATGGTGTTGTATCTACATTCCCAGAATCTAAGCAAGAAGATTATGCAAAAGTCTGTATAGAATGGGAAAATATAGTAGGTAATAACGAGCTAGGAAAGCTTGAATATGTTGATTTCTCAGTATTATGGCAAGAAAGTATCAATCATTATATTGCTGTAAAACTAGATGGATCTGTAAAGAAAAAGGGCAGATTCATGACTGAGTTTGAGATAAATAAGAATAAGAGTAAGAGAATAATAAATCTTGCACTCGAGGCTTATTTTGTACATAAAAAAGATCCTATTGAGTTTATTACTTCTCACAAGAATATATTTGATTTCTGTATAGCTAAGAAAGCATCTGGTAATATGCACTATGAGGAGATTATAGAAACAGATGATAGAAATAACCCTGAAATAGTAAAACATAAGAAACTGATTAGATATTTTGTATCAAAAAGTGGAAATGTTTTTATGAAAAGAGGCTTTGACTATGATGGAAATTCTGTAAATTCGCATTGTGAAGCTACTGATAAAGATTACTTCTGGATGGGACAACCTAAACTGAAGTATTTTAATAAGTACTATTTTAATGGAAGCATGGAAAAGTATGATATTGATTATTCATACTATATATTACAAACTCTCAAGAGAATAGATTCTATTGAGAAAACTAAAAAGGCACTAAGTTATGCCAACAGATTTAAGACAGAACAAATTTCTTTATTCTAAAATTAAATTACATGGAAACAGAATTGAAAAAGAGCACTACAATTTTTACTGTTACTGACTTCAACACTAACGAAGTTTTTGAGGAAGCTATTGAAGGTGATGTAAATGAAGCAATTGAATTCTTGAGAAAAGAATATCCAAGGTATAGTAAGATTGTATTAAGAGGATTTGAAATAGATGATAAATTTATTCCACTAGATTTAGAAACAGATAATCTTTCAAAAAGATGAATATAGAAAAGTACAAAGAGATCCTAAGTGAAGGTCTTTTACTAGATCATTATTATCTCCTTTGTAAGATAAGTTCAAAACAAGAAATCCCTTACAATGAACGTGTAAGGGGTTTCATTAACTTACTTATTAAGAAAGATTATATTGATGCAGATCATAACCTTACTGAAAAGGGCATAGACTTTGTCCAAAACTGTGAGTTTGGAGAGATAGAACTATCTACTGTCCATATCACTACAAATAGTCAAATTAAAGTTGTTACTGAAGAACAAGAAGGTAGAAAAGATATAAGAAATGTATTAATTACTATATATGCTAATTGTAGAGAAAGAATAAAGTATCATACTGGCAAATATCAAGTAAGAGCAAGAATAGAGAATAAGTTTTATTCTTTCTTTCCAAATTCAACTGATTTCTTCAAAGTAGCAAATAAAGTTATAACTCTTTATAAGATAAAAGATTTTACTTTGATGGAGAAAACTTTAATTGCATATATAGATAGATGTGCTACATCAAATACTTGGTTACCATTATTTCATTACTATATCTTTAAGAATGGTTCTTCTCCTCTTGTAACTGATATGGAGAATCCAGATGATAATCCAGGTACTTCCTTTAAAAGTTCACAAAAACTAATATAATGGCAAAATTCAAAAGTATAGATGAAGCAATTAATGAGGTAGAGTCGTATATCAAAAGTAGGATGGACGGTACAGTTTCATCAATGAAAACAGGATTTCCTAAATTGGATAAATGTATGATTGATGGGATTGAGTGGTCATCTACATTGACAATTGGTGGTAGACCAAGTGTTGGTAAAAGTGCATTCAGTGATTGTATAATTGATGGTGCATTTAGAAGTAATGTAGGTGAAGACGGCCTTCCTACATTTGATCTATTAGACTTTAACTGGGAATTATCATCTAAGGTAATTTTATTAAGAAGGCTATCTGCAGAAATAAAAGAAAGCTATAAGCATATTATTTCAGCAGATGGAAATAAGATAACTCCTGTTGAATTAAATATTATACAGCAGATACTAAGAGATAAGTATGGTAGATTACCAATTACTTTTTCTGAAGAACCTCTTACAGTAAAAGAATTTGCTGATACTGTAAAAAGATTTGTAGATAAAGTTAAAAGAAATGTCTTAGTAAGAGTAGATCATACTTTACTAGCTAGACAATCTGCAAGTGAGACTTCTCAAGTACAAATGTTATTAAATCTACTTATGGAGGCAAACTCTATAAAGAAATCTCATCCAGTAATATTTATGTTTCTTACTCAGGTAAATAGAGAGTTTGAAGAAAGACAAGAAGATGGTACAGATAGAGCATTTCCAAGACAAGGTGATGTTTATGGAGGCGATGCTGCTGCAATGTTTAGTGAGACTATCCTTTTACTAAATAAGCCATCTAAATATGGTATCTCTCTTTATGGTAAGAGGAATAGTGGATCTTGTATTAATGTAGATACAAATGATCTATTTGCTCATATAGTAAAGAACAGGAACTCTGAAGGTGATTTTATATTACATTACAAGGAGAATTTTAAACACATGTCAATAAAAGAATATTAATATGGAAAAGAAAGAACTAATTGAAAAACTTTCAGCTTTAGGTATAAATACTGAGAACTGTTTTAAAAAATCAACATTTCTTCTAGATGGAACTGTTTATGTAGCATTATATGGCAGTGAAACTAAAGATGATTTTTATTTCTTTAACTTATATGACAAAAAAATATACCTTTTTCCTAAAGTAGATGAAATGTCTACTCATTATAAGCAGGATGAAGGTACTAAGAAATATCTCATTCCAATAAAGGATTGTTCTTTAGTATGGGAGGATAAACCATTTAAAGAGCTTGAAGATATTCCATTTAAAGAGATGACTTTGAGACAATATGCATGCATTAAACTTAAAGTTGCTGATACTGGAATTCCTTGGTTGGATACAATTATTAACAAGTCACACAAGTATATACCATGAGTTTAAGAGATAAAAGACAAAAAGAGTTTGCAGATACATGGATAAAAAAAGGTAAGAATGGTATTCTAAATCTATGTCCTAGATTTGGTAAGATTTATACTACAATAAATATACTCGAGAGTATAATACCAAAGAGTATAATTATCGCTTACCCAGATACAAAGATTAAAGATGCTTGGAAAGCAGACTTTGAAAAGAGAGGTTATGATGATAGTAATGTAACTTATACTACACATGTGTCTCTAAAAAAGTATGTAGAAAAGCAATTTGATCTTATTGTAATAGATGAAATACATTTATTATCTGAAGCTCAAATTGATTCTCTTAAAGAAATGCTAGATAACCATAATTTTTTTGCAAAAACAAAAGGTTATTTTCTAGGTCTTACTGGTACATTATCAAAATGGACAGAGAAAGACTTAAAGCAGAAACTTGGAATATCAGTACTTGCTACATATCCAATTGAGCAAGCTATAGATGAAGGAGTAATTGTAGATTACCAGATTACTGTACTTACAGTGCCTTTAGATAATACTAAAAAGCAAAAATACAAAGATAAGGTTAGGACTGAAAAGCAACAATTTGATAGCTATAGTTGGATAATAAATGATCTAGAAAGAAGAAATAAGAATACTATGTTCTTGAGACTTGCTAGAATGAGAATTATTCAGAATAGTATAGCTAAAAGAGATAAGACTAAACAGCTATTAGCAAGGTTTAGTGATGAAAGAATTCTTGTATTTTGTGGTGTAATTTCTATTGCAGAATCTTTAGGTATTAGTTCTCATCATAGTAAAGTTAAAGATAGTGAGTCAGAATTTCAAGACTTTTGTGATGGTAAAACAAATCACTTATCTGTAGTAAAGATTGGAAATACTGGTGTAACCTATAAGTCTTTAAATAAAGTAATAATTAATTACTTTGATAGTAATGCAGAAAATCTTGCTCAGAAGATAAATAGATGTATGGCTATGGAATATAATAATCCAGAGAAAAAAGCTAAGATATTTATTATATCAACTGATGAAGAAGTAGAACAAAGATGGCTTAGTAAAGCCTTGGAATTTTTTGACAAATCTAAGATTAAGTTTATTAAATCTAAAGTTTATGAAACAGGCAATAATTGAGAAATTATTTAATAATCAGGAATTAGAAAGTAGTGAAATATTAGAAGTTGCAGATAGTTTAAGTAGAACAGGTAATATAGAAGTAAAACCTTACTATCATCAAGAAGGTCAAGTGTTTGAAGCATGTTGTATAGAAGAAAGTGATATTGATAATTTAAATAAAGAGATATCAAATAAGTCTAAAGAGACTAAGTCTGTATCTGAAATAGTAGAACATTGTGAAAAACTTATGAATGTAAATAGTAGCTATAGAAGATTAATTATAATCCAAGCTATTAAGTATATGAAAGCGTCTAATGATCCATTTATGTCATTATTTATGGGATTATAAGCGAAAAATATTTTTTCTTAAAGAATAGTTTTTGTATCTTTGTAAAAATCAAAAAGTATTATGGAAAGTTTGAAAACACTTACTTTAGGAGATGACTTTGCTTTGCCAACTAAACCTCACAAACCTGAGGTTAATGCAAACACAATGATTCTCTTTGGTAAAGAAAAATGTGGAAAAACAACGGCAATCTCTCAGCTTGAGGATTGTCTAATAATTGACACTGAATTAGGGTCAAGAAAAGTGGAGTCATTATCTATCATGGCACCACAAGATAGGGGGCCAGTTGGTAAAATGCAATGGCTTAAAAAACTAGCAGAGAAACTAGTTGAAAGTGGAAAGAAATATGATTATGTAGCAATTGATACTTTAACTGAAGTAAATGAATGGTCTGAGTGGAGTGGTACTTTTAGGTATATGAACTCTATTCAGGGTAAATCATTTAATCGTGTAAAAGATGAAAGAGGTAATCCTATCAGAGGCGGTGAGTATATTGACCCATCTGATGATGATTATATGTCTGTTCATACTTTACCTGATGGTAACGGTTATAGATGGTCAAGAGATGAAATGTTACAGATTATAGACCTCTTCAACAATGTAGCTAAGAAGTGTGTAATTTATGTTTGTCACGTTGAAGATAAGTATGTTGGCATGAAGGAGAATACAGAGATTGTTCTTCCTAAACAACTTGCTTTAACAGGTAAACTTAGAGATATACTTCCTAGAAAAGTTGATGCTATAGGATATGTATATAATGACAAAGGAGTGATAAAAGTAAACTTCACTGGTACAGAAGAAAGATCTGGAGGTAGTAGAGCAAAACACCTTCAAGGTTATAATGATGTATTAGATTGGAAGAAAATATTTATTTAATTAGTAAATTTTAATTTTATGATAAAAGGAAAAGAACAACAGCAAACAAAAAGAAGAGAAAAGTATGAAGGTTTTACTGCAGTAAGTGTAAGAGCAGTTAATCCATC